CAACCCCGGATAGTGCGTACACGTTTGAGGTTCTGTACTACGAGCGCATTCAACCTCTGGACTCGAGCAACCAAACCAATTGGTTCACCATCTACGCCCCACAGGCCCTTCTGTATGGAAGCCTCCTCCAAGCCATGCCGTTCCTGAAAAACGATGAGCGCATTCCAATGTGGCAGGCGCAGTACCAGAACATCATGAACGTCCTGAAGACGGAGGACGTATCGCGTATCGGTGACCGTCAAACTGTAGTGAGGGATTCGTAATGAGTTACAACAGTCCATTTACAGGAACCGTCATCCAGCCGACGGACGTTTCTTACCGTTCTATTACTCTGACGGCCAATACTCAGCTTGAATGGCCAATCAATGGCAACGCAACGGATGACTATGCGGCTCGCATCATGCAGGTCACGGCCTCGAGTGCCGGCCTTGAGCTTCGTATGCCGCCGGCTAATCAGACCTCGGTTGGCAATGATGCCCTGATCCGCAACGTCGGGGCCAATTCGTTCACGGTCAAAGACTATGCCGGCACCAACACGCTAATCACGATCGCTGCTGGTGAGACCAAGTACATCTACATCACCACTAATGCGAACGAGCAAGGGACGTGGGGCAACATCGCATTTGGTGTTGGATCTTCAAGTGCTGATGCGGCGACTCTTGCTGGTTATGGCTTGTTGGCTATCAACACAACGCTTAATCAATCGCACCCGGTCATAACGTTCAGCAATAACGCTACCGCAGTCGCTGCAAACCGAGCTCAAGCGTGGGTATGGACCGGCGGGGCGGGGACTTTCACCCTGCCCTCAGTGTCTGCGGTGGGTGATAACTGGTTTGTTTTGTTGCGCAATAGTGGTAGCGGCGCATTGACGGTTGCGGCTACTGGCGGTGACCTAATCAACGGGTCCGCATCAATTGTGATGCAGCCAACTGACTCTGCAATTGTTGTCAGTAGTGGGGCTGCTTTTTATACGGTCGGTCTGGGCAAGTCAACGCAGTTCAACTTTAGTCAATTGACTAAAGCGGTGACGACCGGAACGTACACGTTGACGGCTACTGAGGCAGCCAACGTCATTCAAAAATACACCGGAACATTAAGCGGAAATGTCACCATTATCGTTCCGCCGACGGTGCAGATTTACTACGTCATCAATGACACCGACGGTGGCATGAGTGGGTATACGGTAACAATATCAACTGGTTTGGGCGCCGATGCAATTCTGACGGCAAACAATCAAGCCACGTTGATTTGCGATTCAATCAACTTGTTGAGCGCCAATACTTTGACTGCTGGCTCAACAACAACAAGCCTAGCAAATGGTAGCGTTGGATCTCCGTCTTTAAATTTTGCTAGTGAAACATCAACTGGCGTGTATCGCGCATCTGCTGGTCAATTCAATGTTGCCATCTTGGGCACTCAGCGTGTGGCGCTTACCGCTGCCGGTTTGTCAATTACCGGCACTGGCACATTTAGTGGCGGAGTCTCGGGCGGGACGTTTGTATGACCGCCAAGGTATTCGCTCTAGATACCAAGGCTGGCATCCAGCGCGACGGTACTATCTTTGACAAAGAATTCTACAGCGATGGCCAGTGGGTAAGGTTCCAGCGTGGTCGCCCGCGGAAGATGGGCGGCTATAGCGCCATCACAGGCGTGTTGCAGGGGCCATCCCGGGGTATCTGGGTCAATGCTTTAGATGCTACAAACTATGTGTTCAGTGGATATTCTGATGGCCTCCAAGTCCTCCAGATGGACGACAATGGTATTGGCGCAGGGATAACAAATTTCACGCTATCTAATTTTACGGCCTCCCCCCTGAATGTATGGCAGATGGATGCCTTCTTTGATGTGGGTGGCGGTGTTCAGTCTTTGCTAGCCCATCCCGGGCAAAATCTTGCTGCCATCAACAATGAGACCAATACCCCGGTATTGATTGGTGACATCACCGGCACAAGCATGAGTCAGATTGGTGTTTTTACTGACACCATCACTGGGGCTGGCACAACAACGGTGACCTTGGCCGCGGCCAATCTTTTGATCGGAGCGGGGCAGACGGTAACTGGCACGGGTATCCCTGCCAACACAACTGTTGTGTCTGTGAGCAGCACGACGGTAGTTCTGAACAACGTGGTTCCTGCTGGATCGGTAACGGCAACATTCAACAACAACGTCTCTGTGTCTGGCGGTGTTGTGGCTTTGCATCCTTACGTCTTTGTGTATGGCAATGATGGCTTGATTAGAAATTGCTCTGCCGGCGCCCCCAATGATTGGGTGTCTGCGGACGCCAATGAGGTCAATGTTGCTTCTGGAAAGATTGTCCAAGGGCTACCCGTTAGAGGTGGATCTAATGCACCTTCTGGACTCTTTTGGAGCCTTGACAGCTTGATCCGGGTGAGTTTTGTTGGGGGCACTGGTAGCCCAGCTCAATACTGGCGTTACGACATCATTTCGAGTCAGTCGTCTATCCTCTCGTCGCAGTGCGCGATTGAGTATGACGGCATCTATTACTGGATTGGGGTTGACCGTTTTCTGTTGTACAACGGTACGGTCAAAGAGATTCCGAATCCGATGAATCAGAACTACTTCTTTGACAACCTGAACTACAACCAGCGCGAAAAGATTTGGGCAACAAAGGTTCCGCGGTATGGTGAGATCTGGTGGTTTTATCCTCGAGGTGATGCTACCGAATGCACTGATGCCATCATCTACAACACTCGGGAAAACACTTGGTATGACGCTGGGTCTGCTCCGGGTGCGCGCCGTTCTGCCGGGTTCTTCTCTCAGGTCTTTAGTCGTCCGGTAGCCGCAGATTGGGATGTCACCGAAGAAGTAGAGATGACGTCGGGTGACTTTGACCTAACCAATGGTGGCCCAAGCATTTACTCAGACACCTATGATCCTTTAGTGGCGTTGACGCAGTTAGCTGACGGCACCGGAATTGCCTCCGGTTCTACCGTTATCAGTATGTCTACAAGCAACATCAAGACTCTGGGCGCAATTACTGCCGGATCTGGATATGTGAACAGCGCCTACACAGATGTCCCATTGACCGGCGGTTCTGGTGGTGGCGCAACAGCAGACATCACGGTATCTGGAACCGCAGTGACTGCGGTGACGATTGTCAATCGCGGTGCTGCTTATCAGGTAGGCGATGTTTTAAGCGCAGACGCTGCGGACTTAGGCGGCACGGGGTCTGGTTTTTCTATTCCTGTGTCGGCCATCTATGCGTTGGGCGTTGAGCTGTCTGCAAACGCAACGTCCTCAAGCACAGAGACGGTGACGTTTTCTACTCAACCGGGTCTAATCAAGCTGTATCAACATGAGATTGGAACAGATGCCGTAAGTGGTCAGAATGTAGAAGCCATTCTGAGTTACTTTGAGACCAACGACCTTGGTTGGGTGTCTGGTGGCCCATCTCAACCGTCCCCTGTGGGCGATAACAAATGGCTGCGTCTAGAGCGGGTAGAACCAGATTTTCTTCAAGACGGCGAGATGGAGCTGTACATAACAGGTCGTCCGTATGCGCAGTCTGAGGATCTCACTACTGGGCCTTACACGTTTACCCCTACCACGAATAAAATCGACATGAAGGAACAGCGTCGTGAGTTGCGACTTAAGTTCCTGTCAAACGTAGAGGGCGGCAATTATCAGTTGGGCCGCGTTCTTCTGAATGCTGACATCGGGGATGTGCGTGGTTACTAATGCTCTTGTCTATGATCCTCGATACCACACTTTTGAGTCGTGGGGGGCTTTGATGGTTGAGCAGTACGCTGCGCAGCAGCTTGCCATTCCTACTGCTGACACAGACTGGACCCAGTGGGCTAGAGGGCTGTTAGCAATCGACGTGTTCACCAATGAAGCAGCACCAGCCCCGGAAGGGTTTACTGACTGGCATGACTGGGCGTCGGCTTTGCTAGGCGCTGTAAATCCGGAATAGACATGGCGCTTTCAATTGAAGACGAAGTGCGAGAGCTTTATCGGTCGGTTCTAGACAGAGACCCGAGCGCTAACGAGATCGCCAAATGGTCAAAAGCTTTTGGCTCATCGCTATCGCCAAACGAACGTGCAGCCTTTGAGCAAGACGTGCGGCCCGAGCTTTTGGCTAAGGGCGAGAACAGCATTCGGATTTTTGATCTGAAGTCTGCTAGAGAGGCGGCTGGTGACAGCAAGGCTACTGGGCAGGTTTTGGCTGACAAGCTAAAGATGCCGGTAATCAATGGCAACACCATCAATTTCCCCGCCGGGTTCACTCAAAATCAACTTGAGCTTACTAAGCTGCGCTTGAATCAGCAGATTGCTGACGAAGAATCTGGCTTAAATTCGCTAAGAAGTCAGCGCTCCAACTTGGTGCGCCAGATGCGCCCTATATATTATAGCGCAGGAAGTTTAACGCAAACCCCTTCGGGGTACTACGGCACCAGCGAACAAGAGCGCCAACTTGCTGACCTTGACCGGCAGATTGCTGCTTACGGTGGGGTATATACACCTGCATATACAGCTACCGGCTTTGGAAACCTTAATCTCCCTTCTCAGTACACCGGCACGCTAGGCAGCCTAAAAAAGACTCTTGTGTCTGTTAACGAAGAGGTTGGCAAACTAAACAAAGAATCTACTAGTAGAGAAAACATTCTTCAGCAACAGTTGGGTAATGTTCATAAGTCAGAAATTGAAGCAATACGTCAAATTGGCAAGAAGAATGGTTTGTCTGAAGATGACATTGAACAACTTGTATCTGAAGAGCAGACGTCAAACAAGAAAGAGTTAGACGATCTAAAAAATCTTCAGGCATTGCCGGATTATCAAGAACCTGAGTTCTTCAGGAGAGACCCAACTCAAGAGGAGTTTGGTCAGTTTCTTACTGCCTTCGCTAATCTTCCTGATGTTAAGCAATCTATTAATCGGTACGCCGTAACGATTCCAGAGTCTCTGAGCACCCCCGAGGGGGTGAACGCCTTTGTGCGTGATATGTATGACCAACAGGTAGCGTCTGGTCAAATCAATCCGCGTGAGTTGTTTGGTGGGATTGACCTTACTCCGGAGCAGTTGGACAACTACATCGGTGTGCTGTCTGCATCGCCAGATGTGCAAAGGATGGTGGAGTATTATCGAGACGTTCTTCCGGCTCAGTTGAGCACGGCGGAGGGGCGATCAAGTTTTGCTAAAGAGATCTATGACGATGCTGTTTCGTCTGGGGCGATTGATCCTTATAAGGTTCAGCAAAACGCGCCGCTATCAAGTCGTGGATTTTTAGATGAGCTTCCAGAGGCTGGAGAGGTTCTTGATCAAGGCATTCGCCTACTAAGCGACCTTAACGTTCCCATTTCGTACAGAGAGGGCAAGACAACTGTCGGCATGGGTGTCTACAAGGCCGGCGTTGCCGATATGACCAGAGACGAAACTGGTCAGTTTGTTGTTACGCCAGAATTTAGTGCGGGGTTTGATTCTCCCCGAAGTGCGCCGCAGTTAGTTAAGTATCTGAACGCTATTGAGAACGAATATAAAAACCCTCAGTTGAGCGGTAAAGAAAAGACTATTCAAACATTTGAAGATGGCAGCCGAATTGTTAGCGATGTCATCACGTCCGGAATCAAGGGGAATGTTCAGGGTAATTTCTTGGTATCCCCAACCGGAGAGGTGGCCTATCTTGGCGCTGCCAACAACATCACTCCAACAGGTGGCGGCGGTTTGGGCGGGTTCATTAAAGGCCTGTTCAGCAATCCATTAGCGCTGATCATTTCTTTTACCATGCCCTATCTGGCGCCGCAGATTGGTGGTGCCATCCTTGGAGCAACCGCTAGTGCAACGGCAAAAGCTGCGCTAGGCGGCGCTGTTTTGGGTGCGGTCAGGTCGGCAGTAACAGATGAAAATATTCTGAAGGGCGCGTTAACAGGCGGTGCCTCGATAGGTCTTGGCACATACCTTAACAGCGCATTAGCGGATTCTTCTTTTATCAAGGGTCTGCCCGAATGGGCTCGTAAGCCAGTAATTGATGGCGCAGTCAACTTTGGTGTTTCCCTTGTTGGCAGTAATGGTGACTTTGAAATGGCAGCGCTTGATGGTGCTGCTGGGTTTGCTGGCTCATTGAGCGGTGACGTGCTTGGCGAATATGTGGATGACTTCTTCAAGAAGTTTGATGAAGAAGACCTTCGCAATGCATGGGATCCCAACAGGCTGCGCAATGAGGGAATGGATATTGTTCCCGGGTTAGGCGCCGTCCGATTCGACGCTGATATTCCAAATGTCAGCCGTCAACAAATCTCAAGCTTGATTGATGATGTGGTTTCTGGTGGTCTGTCTGGCCAAGATCTTCAAAGCGCGCTGCTTGTGGTCCTCGGCCGCAGCGGCATGGAGTACGCGCAAGGCGTTATCCGCCCAATCTTCCGCGAACAATTTGGCTCTGCGCAAGAATTGGGTGATGCAATTTTGCGCAGGGCAGGTATCACTCAAGAAGACTTGAACAAGCCAGAGAACGCCGCCCTCAGGTCAGCCTTCACTAATAGTTTGAGCGAGGCTGGTGAGGCGTTGGCGCGTGGCCAAGATCCGCTCTCTGCATTCGGTGGCTTTTTGGCCAGATCTGGATTTAAGTGGATTGGCGGTCAAATCAAGCAGATGACCGGCGTTGATTTTGCAGAGCAATCAAAATCGTCTGCAACGCCGGGGGTCTCTTACTTTGAAACTGGCATTCCCGGAATAGTTGGCAAAACCACATCATTCGGTGATGTCCAATCTGGTGGGCGCACCACATATTTCCCGCCGTCGAGCATTGTTACCGATCCGGATACTGGCATCAAATACATTTTTGATGAAGGTGAGTTTGTTCGTATTGACAGTCCCATTGTGCGCCCACGCGCCGGTCTTGAAAAGTATGGACTTCAAGGCATCCTCACCCCGGAAGACTACGGAAGCGCCATGCGCAGGGCCCGTGAATTTGCCGAAACGGGTGGATCATTTACGCCGCAAGGCATGGGGATGCAGTGGGACCCAGACCTTTTGGCGGTTGATATTGCTGCAGAGGCGGGCATTGATCCAAGAGCGCTGTTTGCTACTGACGGTCGCCCGACGACGTTAGGGCAAGCCGTACTAGGCGTGACGGCTGATGCCTTAGCGCAAGGCGGTGATGCCTTGTATGGCTTTGGTCGGCTAGCCGGAATAGTTGATGAAAACAGCGGATTGGCAAAGCTGTCTCAACAAGCTAAAGAGTGGGCTGATAGTAATCGCCCATGGGAAATCTCAGCAGACACCGAGCGATTCTATGCCGGTCTAAAGGAAGCAAAAACGCCAGCAGAGGTTGCTGAATACATTGCTCGATTTGCAGTGGACAACCCAAGGTTTGTTGCTTTCCACACGGTGTCTGAGGTGTTGCAGGAAATTCCGACGCTGCTAGCTGGCGGTGCGGTGTTGAAAGGCGCTCAGTTAATTGGGGCTGCAAGTCAAATTGCAGCAAAAGCTGGTGTGACGTTTGGCGTTGCGCTTGAAATGGCTGAGTCGTCTGGCGCGACTTACAACGATGAGTACACGAAAGCGATGGACTCGTTGAAGACCCAGATTGCGTCGGGAAAGATTTCAGAGTCCGAGGCCAGAAAAATTGCGCAGACGCAAGCATTCCGTGGTGGTGCGGTAGCCGGTGCAATAACGGGAACGATTGCTGCGTTGCCGGGTGGCACTGCGCTGCTTCGATCGGTTATTAAGCCCGCTGGTGAGGTTGTTGCCTCTAGCAATGCTGCACGCCAAACGATTGCGCAAGAGTTGTTGTCTCGCGGTTATGTCACTGGTCGTGTTGGCGCACTAGAGGCCACCGCAGAGGGTCTAGAAAGCGGTTTGTCGTCTGCGGCGATTCAGGCGTTGAACTCTACCGGGCCAATCAATTGGAATGAAGTTACCGGCGATGCCGTACTAGGTTCCATTATTGGTGGCACCACTGGTGGCAGTATTGCGGGTGGTGTTAACGTTGCTGGAAGCACGCGCAATCTTCTGTTTAACAGCAATGTAGAGGCTGCGGACGTTAACGCAGCCGCACAGGCTGTACGGCAAGCGGCAGCGTCTGGAACAGGCTCACAGGCGGCGCAGCAGCGCTTTGCGCAGACGCTAGTGGAAATCTACAACTTCATGCCTTCGACTGCAGAGCAGATTGCTACGTCTTTGGCGCGTGAGTCTGTGGGAGAGGACGTTGATAGGGTTCTTGGTGACACCCCTGTTTCTCCGACGGTAAGAACGCAGTTGACTGACACGTTAGTCACTGGCGCCGCAGAACCGCGATTGTTTGGCAATTTGATCTACAACATCTTGCGTGACGCTGGCTTGAGTGATGCTGCCGCTTCGGCTAGCGTGTCTCGTATCACCACGGGGTTTGTGTCGCAGGAATCGCAGGCTGCGGCAGAAGAGGCCGCCCGTCGGGCCGAGGCCGAGTTGGCCCGCCTTGCCGAGGAGCGCCGCCTTGCCGAGGAAGCCAGACTAGCCGAGGAGGCCCGTAGTGCTGAAGAGGCCCGTTTGGCCGCAGAGCGTGAAGAAGCGCGTCTGCAGGAAGAACTGAGGATTGCTGAAGAACGCGGTCAGTACGAAGAGGCTATTCGGCTGCAAGAAGAAGCGCGTCGGGCCGAAGAGGCTCGGATTGCTGCCGAACAGGAACAAAAGCGCATTGCTGATGAACAAGCCAGACTGGCCGGAGAAGCAAGAGTCGCAGAAGAGGCTCGTCTTGCTGAAGAAGCGCGGATTGCTGAAGAGGCTCGGCGTGCAGAAGAAGCGCGGATTGCAGAGGAAACCCGCAGGGCAGAGGAAGCGCGACTAGCCGAAGAAGCCCGGGTAGCTGAACAAGCTCGTCTTGCTGAAGAATCCAGACTCGCCGAAGAGGCTCGTCTTGCAGAACAAGAGGCTGCGCAGCGTGCAGAGGCAGAGCGTCTTGCTGAACAAGCTCGTCTTGCTGAAGAAGCCAGACCCGCCGAAGAGGCGCGTCTTGCAGAACAAGAGGCTGCGCAGCGTGCAGAGGCAGAGCGTCTTGCTGAACAAGCTCGTCTTGCTGAAGAAGCCAGACTCGCCGAAGAGGCTCGTCTTGCGGCTGAACGCCTTCAACAGGGAGATACCACTTTAGGCCCTGCTGATACAGGCGGTCA